CACAGTTGCTAGTGATTGTGAGGTAAATTGTTCCATCACTCCGAGACCCTATGAGAATAGTTCATATAACTATATCACAGAAGGTTCGGGTGCTTTCACCGTTACGGAGAAAGACGTTACTCGAGGGACTTTCACTAGTGCTCCATCCTTGAGGCTTCCGCCTCTTCGTTACCCGTCCACTTTGTGGCATGCGGTAACAGGATCTGCACTACTTTATAAAACCAAGGACTTAATCACGTCGAATCTTAAGATTCGATAAGTCCATAACGCACCGTAGGTGACCAATATGCCAGCATTAGCTGAGATTACTCTTACAACTACTGCAGGTAGTAGTGTTTTTAAACCTGTGACCATCGACAAAAATGACGTGGCCGCTTTCCGCGACCAAGCTACAGGCGTGCCTGTAGGTTATCCGTCATTGACCCATAGTATCTCCGAGCCAGCATCAAATGCTGTTTCTGGAGTATATCGCGTGAAGCTTCAGATCGCGGTTCCTCGACTTAATGTCAAGAACCCGGCTGATGAATCACTTGATATGGTAACAGTGGATGGTGTGACCCGTGGTCACATCGAATTCCTGTTACCTATGCAAGGTCCTGTTGCTGAACGTACTCAAATTCTTGAGCTCGTTAAAGCAGCGTTGAATGATGCTAGCATCATTTCAACTGTCGAGAACATTGAGCATTTCTATTAATCGCTCAATTTGATCATAGGTTAGTCTACTAACTGAAGTATTCCTTCTAAGGATAATGTAATGAGTCAGAAGCCATTAAAGGCCAATAACACTATTACAAACGATCCTCTCGCACTTGTGCGGAAGATCGCTGCGTGTTCAACTTCTGCGCTTAGCGCGGAGTTTCGTCGTGTAAAGAGCTTCGAATCTTATGGAGAAATTTCCAGTAGATTTGAACCTCGAACTTATACAGATTACGCAGATTTCCGACACGATTATCTTTGTGTCGAAGTCTTACGTAAATTTTCTGATAGGTTTGGCGACGATGATGAACTTGATTTAGATACTCCGGCCTACGAAAGTTTTTTGACAACTGAACGCTATATGCGTGAAGTTAATCAAAGACTTTCTCTAACAGACAGTAATAGACATCCTCACCAGGATGTCGGCGAAACCTCAATCTCTGAGGCTCGTCTAAAAATATTACGTCTTTTAGGGTCCCAGCCATCTATGTCCGAACTAAGTGAAAGCTGTTCATTCTCTGCAGGCGCGTCCTTCAATAAGACGCGTCGCGACGGAAGTACAGCTGCACATAAGTTCGATTGCAGAACTCCAGAAGTTACGGTTGCTTGTGCGCCGCTTGCTCAGTATCTTATTCAAGAGTCTCCTCTTTGGAAAGATAATGTTCAAGCGTTCAAACTAGTACCTGGTAACAGAATTACCACTGTTCCTAAGAGTCGCAAGACGAATAGAACTATAGCTATCGAACCACAGATGAACATGTATGTTCAAAAAGGGATCGGTGCTATACTTCGTCGTCGACTTAAATCCGTTGATATTGATCTTAATGATCAAACTGTTAATCAACGATTAGCTAGAGAAGGATCCCTTACGGGTGATCTCTCGACTATCGATTTAAGTGCTGCGTCAGACTCCATATCTACAGGCCTTGTATGGGCCTTACTTCCTCCTGCATGGGCTGAGCTAATTATGCTCACCCGTTCAGAAGTTGGTCTTATGCCTAATGGCACTGAGATAACTTATGAGAAAGTTAGTAGTATGGGTAATGGTTATACCTTTGAATTGGAATCTCTCCTTTTCTGGGCATTAACCAAGTCTGTAACCTCTAAGAACGACGTCATCAGTGTCTACGGAGACGATATTATCGCCCCGAGCTACTGTGTACCAACCTTACAAAAGGTATTTGACTATGTGGGCTTTAAGCTCAACATGGACAAAAGCTTTTGGACAGGAAAGTTCCGTGAAAGTTGTGGTAAACACTACTTTGACGGTTATGACGTGTCCCCAGTCTATCACAAGACTAATGGTGAAACCAAGAAAGACGAAATTATGAAGCTAATTCTCTTAGCTAATAATATGCGTCGCTGGATTGGCATTGATTATGCCACCCAGTATTCTTCCGTTCACTCATGGGTCGTTCAACACCTTCCCGAATTCTGGGCTAAACCCCGAATTCCCGATGGTGTTGGTGATGGAGCACTCATTGGAACATTAGCTGAAGTATTGCCACAGTTTGGTTTTTGTAAAAAACTAACTGTTGGTCCATGCTTTCATGCTACTGTTTTAGTGCGTGTTGCTGAAGAAGCAACCAAGCAACCTTATTTTGGAGGTTACTTGGAGACCCTTACGGGTCACAGCCTGGATCCAGAACTCTTGGACGACCTAGGTCGTCAGCTCCTTAACATTGCTCATGGTAAGACAAGTGATTTGTCTTCTCGTGAATTCTCTGTTAAAAGCGTCAAGTGTAAAATTCTCAAACGTAATCTGAGAATCTGGAAGTGGTCCGATCCTATTTGGTAAAGGATCGGTGGCTGGCATCCTACTGCGTAGTGCACTATAGTGTACTAGTCAACTAGTTTTAACCTAGTTGGGCCGTCGGAATCTTTGATTCCGCC